GTGCATCCCAACCTTATTGTGGATTCCCACTCTAATCTTAACTTTGCCGTTTTTAATTTTGTAAGCCAAAGGAAGACCAATAGGCATCTCCTCATGACGGTATGAATACACACCATAGCGCATGTAAAAATCCATGGCCTCTTTCATAGTGCCTGTAGGTATCATGTCGTTCTGTTTGTCGACGACAGGAGCGGAGATATATGTCTCCATCACTCTGTCATTATACCACTCTGGTCGGTAGACTTTCCAACCAGTGTCACTTTCGTCTGCCACGACCCAAAACACAGGCTATCATATATAAAGAAAATCAAAACTCCGTATAAAGGTCCATATAAACCTTAAGTAGAGGGTCCCCTATAGGTTTATATGACACAAAGTCAGACACACAAAGATTTAGTTGGCAAATTTGTCTACTACTTTAAGCCAAAGTACGCATGGCGCTTTGCTAAAGTATTAGATGTAGCAGTATATCAAAGAGGTCCAAACAAAGGACAAATTCGGTATGTTAAAGTTGGACATCTCAATTTAGAATATAAGAGAAGAATCTATAATCACAATGTTAGAAAAGTTAAAGTTATCAAACAAGTTCTCAAAGGAAAGAAAACATTCATCCCATTCAAGGAGTGGTTAAAGTGATTCGTAATAAGAAAGGACAGATTAGTAAGCGTACGACTGGCAACTCATATTGCGGGCCAACATCATTAACAGTTCTTACTGGTAAGCGATATGACATTGTAGAAAAGGACTTACTAAAAGAAGTAAACAAGAATTTAGAAGATAGAGGAAGATGGCGTTTGAATTGGTGGACTGGTGAAAGAGAGAAGTTTATTCCTGCAAAGAAAGCAACTCAAATCAAAGGAATGTCTAATGGACAAATGCGTCAAGCATTGAAACGATATGGATACAGAATGTTTCGTTCAGATAATCATGGAGCCAATCAAACCTTTAGACAATGGACTAGAGCAACTCATGGTAAGCGAGGCAAGACATGGTACCTAGTTGTTGCAGGCAATCATTACATGGTTGTTAAAGGAAACAAAGTATGGGATACATCCACACCAGAAAAAGGATGTCCTATTACTAAAATTAGCTGGATGAAAAGAGCAAAGATGCAAGACCTATTTCAAGTAGAAAAAATAAGCCATAACAAAACAAAGGAGGTGAGAAAATAACCGCTGAACTAAGTGAATGGGATGTGCCACTAGAATTGTGTATCTTTTGCAAACAGCATTGGACTAAATTTGATATTGGCTCCGCAGTCCTATCTCTTGGCAGAAGTCGTCGTTACATTAAATGTGATATGTACGACACAATGTCAAATCACTGCACCGACCAAGTGTGTAATGATTGTTACGAGAAAGAGCAACTCGGCAAGTTGTAAGCAAGTAAATAGGTTTGGCAGTACCTGATGGTGCTTTAAACTGCTAACGTTTTAGGAATGGTGCGTTAACCATTTTGGCTAGCGCCCTTCCAAGATATTTTGGAAATTGTTTTTTATTTCTTTGTAAAGAATTGCGCATGAAACTTTGAGGACGTGTTCCATTTCTCCATATTGCATGACGCAGCTCATTATGTGTTTTGAATTTACCGCCTTTCATCTTTCTCCATTTTTCTAATTCGCCTGCTTTCTTACCATATCTGCCAGAACCTATTTCTGGTGGCCAATACTTATGGCGTGGTTTCCGTCTTCCTCTCTTATCAATATGTTGAGGGCCTGTACCAAACTCAACGTAAGGTGCATGTTCTATTTTAGTTCCAATGTATTTCTTTAATGGTTTATTATTATCTGAAACAACACTACCAAATAAATCCGAATTAACTCCAACATTATTTGATAGGTTTTGATTTGCATCAGTTGCCATCTTATCTGAAGTATCATTCATAGCAATGTTAACTGCTTTATCAAAATTAACTCCTAAATCTCTAAAGAATTTACGAACTTGCGTATCTCCTTCCATTCTTATCTTCATTACTTATGACCCAATACCTGTTCTACTGTATCATCACCGTATTTCTTTTTCCACTTCTTATCTATAAACTTCTCAGCTTTCTTATAATAACTTACTCGTGACCTAACTGCCATCTGTCGGGCATGTTCCCTATCGCCATTCTTCCAATCTCTATCTGACTGACACTCTTGGCAAAAACCACTGCTAAGAATGTGAACTCTCATTGCTCCTGCTAAACATTTCTTACATTGCTTCATACTACTCTCGCTAATACTGTTCTTTGATTCGGATGCAACAACGATGTTCCAAGTAATCTTAACTTATATCTTGCTGCTATCTTCTTCTGTAACTCTACTAAATCATTCATATACAATCCATCAGATGGAATACTGCGTGCCAAATCATTATGTGCCTCGCAAGTCCTTGAATCACTTCCTACTATTAATCTGTACTTGTATTGTCTACCTGATAACTCTTCACCTTTTGCATAACCCCTTAGTCTTCCCTCATTGTAAATTGCATTGATTTCAGTTCTAGCTATCCTAACTAGCTTAAAAGTCGAAGCATTGGCTATTTGCCGCATGCTATCTACTATTACAGGTACGGAACTACCTGAAGCAATCCCTGCAACTATAGAGGCCCTTAAACCGTCAACTAACTCTCCTGCAAATGTTTGATAGTTCTTTGCAAGTATTCCTCCTGCTTTCATTGTACGTAAAAAGTCCACATCGTCTGCATCAAAAGTCGGCTCTGCTTTTGTAATGCCTGGTTCTGTAAATGCAGACCGAACTCCATGCCGATATGCATCATCTATGTCGTCTTCTAATGCTTGTTTCATTCTAGTAGCTATCATTACAGACATATCTTCTACAGATTCTTGTAAGTCGTTAACTGATGTTGCTCGTTTTAATTCTCTAAATTCTCTGGTAATAACTCTTCGTAACTCATTGGCTGCCGCTTCCATGTACGAGGACGCTCTTCTAGCACCTCGCCCTCCAGCGATTCCTGCAACGGCTTTCGAAAATCCTGACGCACCACCTCTGATTGTTGAGGAAGTACTAAGTTACCATCACCATCCAAATCCATCTCCACTCCTACATTCTGCATCTGGGTTAATATCTGAGCTTTCAAATTCATATTGTTCAAATATTTCGTTTCGTCCTTTTCATTAATGTCGTTAAATCTAATCTTCCATGTGTCTACTTCCATAAGTTTTAACAATGGTTTTAGGAAACCCATCTCTACACACTGTTGTGTTTCCCTGATAGTCCTGTCAAATATTGTAATCTGCTCGCCTTCTGAATTAAGTCCACCTACTCCTGCCATCTGACCGACAACTAAAGGCATAACTCCATACGAACCGTTTATGTCATTGTTAATTCTGTCCATGTAAGGTAACATCATCAACTCATCCATGTTAGGCATAACTGGTACAAACTTCGCTGTAGAACTTGCATCCCTACTACTTAAGATAGGAATAAAGTTCGGATTACGTCTTGTCTCCTCTGCAATGTATTCTCCTAACCTATTCAATGATTCCTCATCGTGGCCTGGAACATCTAAGAACCCTTTAGGTGGCCTCTCCAGTCTATAGATTTTGTTTTGAAATGACTCTATGGCCAATGCTGTTTCGATTTTTTTGGAAAGACCTATAATTGGCGACTGCCCATACAAACGAGCATTCGCACTGTATTTGTTAAAATGTATAATCTCATCCCTTGCAAAAGGTATCTTACCATCTTCACTTTCATAATAATAAGCCATTGATTCTAACTTAACTCCGTTAGCAGGATTAATATCTCCACTCATAAACTCCCTAGTTACGGGGTCAAACTTCTCTTCATCTTCTATAAATCTTCCATAAGCATCTACATTAAATCTCATATGCTTTGCATCTTCTACCCAAAGTTCTTTGACTACTTTACCGCTAACAGAGCCATCCTCGCTTGCGACACGGTCATATACAATACTAACCCAACAATCGTCAAACACTTCCAACTGTCTTATCATTGCCTTGAAAAATTCTGAACCATTGATGTCTGCACTTCCGTTTGTCGGATTCTTAAGTAAAGATTCAACCATCTTTCTTTGTTCAGGGTCTCCTTCTTTGCCAATAGCATGGTATTCCCATCCTTTGGCGACCGACTGTGATGCTATCCTTGTGATTACAGTACGTAGATGAGAATACCTGTCAGCTAATTGTTCTAAATAATGTTGGTCTACAACTGGAAGAATAGAATTTCTATAAGCTCTATCTGTACTTACTCCAGAATAAACTGGAGTCCTTGCTTCCTTCTCTAAACGGCGCCCGTCATCAGACACCATGCGCTCTAACGCCGATGCTTTTCTAACTGGCTTGCTCCTAAATCTATCAAATATTCCCATTAAAATCGCTTTCTCAGTTGACTCCTTGTGTTCGGTTCCTCAATGTACCTATCCATTATAGACTCAACTAATCTGCCTACAGAAATACCTTTCTTCTTGGCTACAGTTTGCATTTTATCTTTGGTCTCGTCACGGATTCCATACAGTTCAAACCTTGCCATATGGAACGCAATTATGCCACGAGTCCATATAAATATTGTGGATTATATTAACCTGATGGACTGAATACACCCCCATTTATAGCCATATTAGAGAGTTAAGTGATGTTTTGTATATAAAAGAAAATCATAAAAATGCCATTACATGAAATCCCAACGTGTAAAATGAAGTCTCTTTCTTTCCATCTCTTGTATCGCTAATTCACACATCCAAAGCGACATAACACTATCTGGAGTATGTCCTTCAAGTCTTCCGTTCTTTCCATAAACCAATCTACTCAACCCATCTACTAACTTTCTCATCCCAGGTTTTGAGTTCTCTTTAGATGTCTTGTCCCACGGAATAACATACTTACCCTGTTCCATACGTATCGCAATTCCTGGGATTCCAGTATCTACTTTGTGTTTTTCTCTACCTGTATTATGTCCTTGTACTGGTACGTTTTCTAATCTTTGAGCCGCATGTACTACCAATCTTTGGTACCCATTCGACTCCACAATGATTTTAAACGGCTTAAATCTCTCACTTAATTGACGTAACGTAAGTAATTGTGCATCTAACCAAGCATTTCCCTGAGCCTGTATCTTACCTGTCCAGTTGTAAAGTAAATGACGCATTCCCGTTTCCCGATTAAACGCAACCACAGTATAACTCGTCTCATCATTCATCGTATCCATACCTACTGCAAGGTCAACACCCATAATTGTTTCCCAACCCTGCGGAGCTAATCCCATACTTGCGCCAGTGTCTAAACAAGTGTTCAATACTTCGTAAGGTATAACTGCACTCTCTGGGTCCAATGGATTTAACATATACTCAGACTCAAATGCCCGACTTCCCATTGTGTACTTCTCCTCCTCTAGCCTTGGTAACGTCCAATACTCTGGCCATCTCGGAGTCTCGTCATCTAAAAGCGCAGGATGTCTTACTACATTCCACCTCGGACTTTCCGTTACCCAATCTGTAGCATCATTAATTCTTTTCTGCGTACCAACAAGTAAGATTCTCTCACTTGGTAAACGCATCGGCATGACAACTCTTTTTATGTAATGTATCACATTCTCGTCTGTTATAGACGGAAACTCCTGCAAAACGTCGTCCAAAATAATCATATGAACGTGAGGACCTTCTAATGCTTTACCAATACTTGCAGCGTGAACCCTACTTCCATTACTAAAATACTTAGCACCTTTACGCCAAGCTCCTACCTCATCACTACTTTTCTTTTTCATCATATTACGCAATCGCCAAGACCTACGACACAATTCCTCAAACTGTTCTAACTTATCCCAAGCCTGTTCCAATGTTGCTGAAATATATAACGCTCTAAAATTCTGATGTGTAAGCATATGATATGCCAAATTAGACAATGCCCAACTCGTTTTCAAGTGACCTCTTGCACATATTATTGCCGTATGAGTGCCAGAATTGAACGTTTTCTCCCATTCTGAGTGCATTTCACCTAGAGGAACGAACTCACCAGGCTCCTGTTCCATGTAATTTTCCAATGTTTCGTTAACAAACTCTCCCAAGGTCTGAGGAGTCTCTCGCATCATATTGTATGCCGAAGTTATGGCTTCATTCCTCGCCCGATTATCTAATTCAAACTCATCCATTCTTCTTTTCCATTGCCTTTGGGTTTAAAGAAACTTCTATCTCTTTAACATCTGCATCTTCTAATATCAATTCATCCGCTATCGAATATAATTTATCAGATTCAAATATTACCTTACCGTCTTTGATTATCCTAATCATAACTCTTGTAACCACCGCTCGCCATCAAAAGTGTAGATGTCAAAATGCTCTTTATACTCAAATCGTGGAATCATATAGCACTTTGCTACCTTTTCATCGCTGTCGTAGTGAGTTTCCCCCACTGTTTTGCTCGGAAACTTCTCTCGTAACAATAATTTCTGCAATTTCTGGGTTTCTATTAACCAAATTTGCTTATCTGACACGTTTACTAGGTAATAAACGAAGTATTTCGCCTTCGTAACGCCGATACCGCTGGATTTTCCACGACATTTGTACTCTATTGCCATGTTTCCTGACCCTCCTTTGCCCCAATCCTTCTCCCAAAGGTCTGTCTTTACCTCATAAGTTACTAAATCTAAGTTCTCATCCTCAAAAAGAAGGTCAAACGCATTAGTGTCATTATCCTTAATGTATTTTTGTCCTAATGTCGATTCGACAAAGAACCTAATAACCTGTTCACCCTTTTTACCGTCCTTCAAATCATCATCGAAGTTGTAATTCATAGCAGTAAATCCTTCGTAAACTTCTGATTAGCATTCACAACCCGTATCTCCAAAGGATACATGTGTTGTTTCTTCATTATAGAATCACTACCCTCAGTATTTACTACCTCGTAAACAATTCCCATGTCCGCATCTATTACATCCGCACGCAATCCACTCGGTTCAAACACCGCCTCTGTGTAAAATTCGTGGCCCCACTCCTTTAACTGCTTGCAAATCGCAAACTTCATGTCAATATGGGCCTTAGTTTCGTTCTTACTCCACCTCATTGCGTTTCTATTGCGATTACTGGTTCTCAATAACCTACTTACCTCGTTGCGCTTCTCCTGTACAGCATACCTATTCATCTATCTGGTTCCTGCAAGCCTTGCAATTTACCTCATGGTCCTTGTCGGTAGCTGTTACATTCATCAAACCCTCATTCGTATCCACATAACGCCCACATAAGGTCCAAAACGACCTGCCCATGTACTTGTGGATGATTTTATCCACGGTTACCCACCAAATCTCCCATTATAGGCGTG